TATAGTTATATATAAATATTTGTAATTATATAATATATATAGACTAGCGAGAAAAGCAAATGTAATTGTACCTATTTTAACCTATAATTGTACCTTTTAGATAATAAATAAACGCAAATTAAATTAAAGGCTTTTAAGATACATTAACACATAAAGCAGTATATAATACCAAACAATAAAGAAAGTCTTTTAAAACGAATAAAAATAGTATTAAAACAAGTATAAAGCATCAATATAAATACTGCTAAAACAAAACAGCAATTAACTACTAAATGAATAATAAAGGAATAAATAAAGAAAATAAGCCCCGTTTAAGCCTTGCTTTAGCCTTGCTTAAGGGTGGCTTTAGCCTTGCTTTAGCCCTGCTTAAGCCTTGCTAGAAATAAACATATAACTAACTAAAAACCAACAAATTAACTATGAACACACAAGACAAAGTAATACAATGGGCTAAGGATAAAGGATTAATTAACCCTAACAGCATCAACAAACAAGCTCTTAAGCTAACGGAAGAAGTGGGAGAACTAGCATCAGCAATTATTAAAGATAAAAGAATTGAACAAATTGACGCAATAGGGGATATACAAGTAGTTTTAATCATACTTAGCGAACAATTAGGTATAAACTATAATGAAGCTCTAGAAAGTGCCTACAATGTAATAAAAGACAGAAAAGGAAAAATGGTTAATGGTTCATTTATAAAAGAGGAGTAATGGAAAAGACTTTAATAACTGCTGATGCATTGTTAAAAATGGATTTTTTACTTGATAGTTATAATACATTTTATTACTATAATGAAAACTTTTTTGGTATTGGTTACAACTTAAAGACTAGCACTGTTTACATTGAGTATGTAGATGATTATGATAATGAGATAAGGTTTGTTGATATTCCTAACAAGATAAAATACATAGAGGATTTAGAGTTATTATGGTATATGTTGACAAATTCACAAATAAGCAAAAACAATGATTGATATTTACACAAACGAGATAAACAGTTTATCAGACAACTACTTAAAGGAATGTAAAGAGTTAAAAGTATACGCAGGTTTTAAAACTTTTGCTACATGGTGTAAACATAGAAGTGTTTTAAATTTAACTGAGCAATGGTTTTTTACTGCTATGCAAGAAAAAAGTAACCCTTTACATTTTTGCATCAATGATATAAACAATAGCTTTTACAAGCATAATAAAGAGTTATGACACTTACCGAAGTAAACGAAAAGATATATTTTGTTTTGTTAAGAAACTATTTAAAAGAGTGCAAAGAGCATAACAGTAGAGCTTTGATACATGGCTTTATTGAGTATTGTTATTTAAATAAAGTTTATATTAACAAGGTTAATTTTTACGAAACTATAAGAAACGGCAACCATCCTTTAAACAGTTGTTTTAAAGCTATTGTTGAAAAGATATTTAACTTTAATAGAATTTAATATGGTTAAGAATGTAGAGCCTAGCACATATATAGTTTATTTAAAAGACTATTTAAAAGAATGTGAGGATACAAAGCAAAGAGCATCTAATAAAGATTACAGATTTTATTGTCAAAGGCAAGGTGTAAAATTAGATGCAGTCACTTTTTATCAAGCTGTTAAAACTCCTTGGAACCCTTTAAATAAACATTTTAACTTTATAGTAAATAAGATATTTGAATTTAACGCACCATGAAAGAAAGACTAGAGGATATTTGCAATTTGTATATTGATATTTTTGAGAACAAGCAGGGTTTAACTTTTGTGAGGTGGGCTGATGATGTTGTTTGTGGTTTATGCGAGTTTAACGATGGCTTTATGTTTAACTTTTATGAGGTTGTGTTAGATATAGAGTTAAACGCTCCTAAGGGTGTTATATTATATTGGCATAGCTTAATAACGGAGCATGAGCATACTGCACAGCACAACTATAAAATATTTCTAACTGAATTTTGTAACTGATGGTAATAAAACCGACACCTAAGCAGAAAGAGGCTCACAGGATATTGCAGGATAACACTATTGTTTTATATGGTGGTGCTATTAGGGGTGGTAAGTCCTTTTGGCTTCTTATTGAGTTATTTACTTTATGTTTTAAATACCCTAAAAGTAGGTGGCTTGTAATCAGGGCTAGTTACACTAATATTGAGAGAACTATCTTGGTAAGTTTCAGGCAGCTGTTAAGTGAGGGTTTTCAGCAGTATATAAAGAATTGGGATAACAACACTTTGACAGCTACTTTGTTTAACGGCAGTCAGATTATGTTTATGGCTGAGAGTTACGCTACCGATAAGGAGCTGAATAGGTTTAGGGGTTTAGAGATTAACGGTGCAGGTATAGATGAGATTAACGAGATACAGGAGGAGACCTTTAACAAGGTTATTGAGAGGAGTGGTTCTTGGAATGGTGCTGGTCAGGTTCCTGTAAAGATATTATGCACCTGTAATCCAACTCAGGGGTGGGTTAAAGACAGGTTTTATATTCCTTTCATAGAGCAAAGGTTACCTGATAAGTGGGCTTATATCCCTGCTAAGCTATATGACAATCCGTATTTGAGTAAGGAGTATATAGATAGCTTAAAGCAAAATATGCCTAGGTATGAATATGAGGTGTTTGTTGAGGGTAATTGGGACTATCAGCAAAAGAACGGCACAGAGTTTTACAAAGAGTTTAATGTTGATAAGCATACGGGAGATTTGAGTGTTAATCCTAATGTACCTATATGGCTAAGTATAGATGAGAATGTGCATCCATATTTTAGCTGCGCTGTGTGGCAGGTTGATGGTAGGACTGCTAAACAGATTGACGAGTTGCCTATGCGAAGTCCTAACAATAATGTAGAGGGTATGGCAAGGGAGATATTGAGAAAGTATGGCAGTCACAAGGGAGGCTTTGTTATTACTGGCGATGCTACTAGTCAGAAGCAAGATGTTAAGTTGGAGCAGGGTTTTAACCTTTATAGGCTGTTAAAGAACGAGTTAAAGTCTTTAAATCCTGTGCTGAGGGTAAGAAAGAGCAACCCTAGTGTTTTTACGAGGGGTATGTTTATAAATATGGTTATGTTTAATCAGTTTAAGAATATTAAGATTATTATAGATAACAGATGTAAGGAGACTATTAAAGATTTGATTAATGTAAAGCAGAGTGCTGATGGTGGTAAGGAAAAGACTAAGAAAACGGACTCTAATGGCATCAGATATGAGCAGTATGGGCATTTTTCGGACTGTTTGGACTATTTCATGACTAGTGCTTTTGCTCAGGATTATGAGGACTATCAGAGGGGCGATAATGGCTTTAATATTAAATTAGGAAAAAATAATTACAGTAAACATGGTTATTAATTTGTTATTTGATTAATTTTGTTATATGGGATATTTAAGATTATACGACTATTACAATAAGCGTATTCAAAAGACACAGTTAGACCAAATCACAGGAAATAGAGATGCAGTAAGGCTATCGTGCGAGTTAGAGGCTCAGGAGGAGGTTATCAGCTATTTAGTTCAGAAGTATGATGTAGCACAGGAGTTTACCGATACTAAGGTATATACTGGTGCTACTACTTATTATTCTGATAGCAGGTATGAGTTAGATGCTGCTGCCTATAGTGCCACTAGCACCTATGCTTTAAATGCTTTAGTAAGCAATGCAGGTAATGTTTATAGATGCACTACTGCTATATTGACTCCTGAGGCGTTTAATCCTGCTAAGTGGTCGTTGGTAGGCATTCAATACTCTTTATATTATGTTAAGACTCCGTTTAATGCTTACAACAGCAAAACTTATTATTCTCTTGGAGATATTATCTTTTATAGTGGCAAGATATATAAATGTGCTATTGCAAACATTGGTGTGATACCTACTGATGTAAATATGGGTTTACAGTATTGGGGTAGTGGTGCAGATTATAGCTTTACTGGTGTGGAGATGTATAATGTACCTACCGATTATGCTACTTATAACAATGCTACTGCTTATGTTGTTGGCAACAAGGTTAATTATGGAGGTCAAATATATAATTGTGTTATAGCTAATACAGGTGTTGTTCCTACTAACAGTATGTCTTGGCAGCCTATCACATGGGTTAATGGAGATAATAGGAGTCAGCAGCTGATAGGTGTGATGATTGATTTGTGTTTAGCTAAGATACATTATTTGATAGCTCCTAATAATATCCCTCAGGTAAGAAAGGATAATGCTGATTATGCTATTGAGTGGTTGAGGTCGGCAGGTGGTCAAGATGATGCTATTACTGCTGATATACCTTTGTTGCAGCCTAATGTAGGTTTAAGGATAAGATATGGTAGTAATAAGAAAAATATAAATATATACTAGTATGGGTTTATTGCAAGATATTAAAAATTATTGGTTTCCTGTCTCTAACCCTTTGGTTGGT